ATATTAATTATTAACTTAAAAAAAGGAGTAAAAAATGGCAATTGATTTAGATGCAATTAAACGTAAACTTAGCCAGTTACAGACAGTAGGCACCCGACAAAACAATCTTTGGAAACCAGAGCCGGGCAAACAAACAATTAGAATCGTACCTTATCAGTACGACAAAGAAAATCCATTTCAAGAATTGTATTTCCATTATGATCTAGGTAAGAAAAATTTCTTATCACCGGTGACATATGGCAAAGCAGATCCTGTTGTTGAATTTGCTGAAAAATTAAAATCATCAGGTAATTCAGATGAATGGAAACTTGGTAAGAAACTTGAACCAAAAATGAGAACTTATGTTCCTATCATTGTGCGTGGTAAAGAATCTGAAGGAGTCAAATTCTGGGGATTTGGAAAAAATGTTTATACAGAATTGTTAGGATTTATTGCAGATCCAGATTATGGTGATCTATCCGATCCAATGAATGGCCGTGATATCGTTGTTGAATTCACACCGGCTGAAGGAGGTGCATATCCTAAAACAACTATTCGAGTTAAACCAAATGCTACACCGTTAACAGATGATAAAAATGTTGCAACAGCGGTGGCGAAAAATCAACAAAGTCTTTCTGATATCTTCAAAGAACCAACATATGAAGAACTAAAAGAAGCGTTGCAGAAATGGCTAGATCCAGAATCTTCTGAAGAAGAAGAAACTCCGGCAGCTAAAACAGATGAGTTTGAAGATGATTTTGATGCAGAACCAAAATCAAATGCTAAACCGCCTGTGAACAAAGTAGATGATGTTTCATCTGCATTCGATGCGTTATTTAACGATTAAGGAGTTACATTATGTCAAAAACAAAAAGCGATCTACGCGACGACCTAGCGGTTACATTAGCAGATAATCTTAACAAAAAATTTAAGAATACTGGGTATAAAACTGCGTTCTTTCTTGATAGTGATACTGAATCACCGAGTGAAGTACGTGGTTGGGTTGATTCGGGGTCGGATATGCTTGACTTGGCAATTTCAAATAGACCAAACGGAGGTTTTCCAGTAGGGCGTATCATTGAAATTACAGGATTAGAAGCCTCTGGTAAATCATTATTAGCAGCACATGCATTAGCCAATACACAACGCGAAGGCGGAATGGCAGTGTATATCGATACAGAAAATGCTGTTAGTAGAGAATTTTTAGATGCCATTGGATTAGATCTTGAAAAAATGTTATACGTTCCATTGGATACCGTGGAAGATATATTTGAAGCCATTGAAAGTATTGTCGAGTCAGTTCGTAAATCAAACAAAGATCGGTTAGTTACAATTGTAGTAGACTCAGTAATGGGTGCATCAACAAAAATTGAAATGGCTAAAGAATTTGATAAAGATGGTTATGCAACATCTAAGGCAATCATTTTGTCTAAAGGTATGCGTAAGATCACAAATATGATTGGTCGTGAAAAGATTTGTCTGATATTTACAAATCAGTTACGTACAAGACTTGGTGTGGCATTTGGCGATCCGTATACAACGTCTGGTGGTAAAGCAATTCCATTTCATGCTTCGGTTAGGTTACGACTGAAATCAGTTGGTCAGATTAAAGCTAAGATTGATGGCGTAGAACAAGTCATCGGTATTAAAACAAGATGCCAAGTGATTAAAAACAGAATGGGACCGCCATTGAAATCTATCGATTATGATATCTATTTTGAATCTGGCATTGATAATTATGGTGGTTGGCTCAATGTTATGAAGGATTATAAATTGGTAACGCAGACAGGTGCATGGTATACATTTGAGCGTAAAGATGGAACCGATGTAAAATTTCAATCAAAAGATTTTGAGCGAAAGATTAAAGAGGATGACACTTTGCGTCAAGAAATTTATGATGGCATCTGTAGTGCATATATTTTGAAATATCAACCAGGGCAAGATTTTGGAATTGATGATATCGAAATTGATGATGAATTTATTAGCGAAGAAGGATAATGAAAGCTCGATTTTTCGATTTACTACAAGAAGTTGAACGTGATCGTGAACAAGGTACGGGGTCAAATAAGAACAGCCATATTCTAATAATTGACGGTCTGAATACATTCATTAGAGTGTTTTCAGCCGTCCCGGCCTTGAATGATGATGGAATGCATATTGGAGGTGTAACAGGCTTTTTACGGTCTGTTGCATCTGCAATACGCCAACATAAACCTACCAGATGTATCATTGTATTTGATGGAAAAGGTGGTTCTACTAGACGTAAAAGTCTGTATCCTAATTATAAAGCAAATCGAGCAGTTAAAACAAAATTTAACCGTTACGAAGAATTTGCATCATTGCAAGATGAACAGCAAAGCATGAAGCAGCAATTCGGTCGAATGATCGAATATTTGCAGACATTGCCAATAACAACTATGGCTATTGACCAGATAGAGGCTGATGATGCAATTGCATATATTGCAAATGAAATCTTTACCGAACCCGATAATCGTGTTACAATTGTATCAACGGATAGAGATTTTTTACAACTAGTAAACGAGCGAATAACAGTATGGAGTCCAGTTAAAAAAATAATGTATACACCAGCTGTAATGCGTGAAGAATTTGGATTAGATTCAAAAAATTATTTATTGTATAGAGCTTTAACCGGTGATAAGTCTGATAATATTCCAGGCATTAACGGGGTAGGATTAAAAACAATGTTAAAGCAGTTTCCGATTATGACAGAAAATGCAGAAGTTAGTGTTGAATCTTTTGTCGAATATGCAGAAACGGTTGATAAAAAATACAAAATACATGAAACAGTTGCTCAAAATAAAGAACTAATTGAATTGAATTACAGACTAATGCAACTAAAAAATGTAGATATCGGCGGCAATATTAAAATGCTTATCATGAATCTTGTCAATGAGGAAATTAATAAAATGGATGTGTTAAGTTTTAAACGCATGTTCATGGAAGACAAGATGTATACAGTTATTAAGGATTTAGATAATTGGATATCATCTGCATTTAATCCACTAAATACCTACAGAAATCTTTGATAATTTGAAATTTTATTTATATAATTAAGTATGACAGATAGATTAAGTGCTTACGGTTATGCTTTTCAGATAAAAGTTATCACTGCTTTATTTACAGATAAAATGTTTTTACAGCAGATAGCAGATATCTTATCGCCTGGCTATTTCGAAAGTGATGCCAATAACTGGGTTATTACGACCATATTGGAATATCATAAAGAGTATAAGACGACGCCGACGTTAGAAGTAATGAAGGTTAAATTAGATGATGTTGAACATGATGTTCTCAAAGAACAGATCAAAGCACATCTTAAAGATGCTTGGAAATTTACTGAGGCAGATGATTTGCAATTCATTAAACAACAAGCAATCGACTTCTGCAAAAATCAGGAAATCAAAAAAGCAATTCTCACATCAGTCGACCTACTGAAACATGGTCGATATGAAGATATCAAAGCAAAGATAGATAATGCATTAAAGGCTGGCGGTGATAAAGATATTGGACATGATTACATGACATCAATTGATATGCGTTATACAGAAGCTGTTCGATTCACAAAGGAAACGCCATGGGAGGTTATCAATGAATTAACTGATGGCGGTTTAGGTAAAGGTGAATTAGGAGTATTTGTTGCCCCAGCTGGTATTGGTAAATCATGGGGTCTAATTAATATTGGTGCCAATGCTGTTAAGAAAGGCTTGACAGTTATACATTACACATTGGAATTGAATGAAGCATATGTTGGTTTAAGATATGACTCTGTCATTACAGGTATTGCAAATCAAAATCTAAAGCATTATCAGTCTCAGGTTAAAGAAGAATTGGAAAAGTTAGATGGTGAACTGATCATTAAATATTATCCAACTAAAACTGTTTCAGTGTTAGGATTGCGCGGCCATATTGAAAAATGTATAATGCAAGGTAAGAAACCTGATGTAGTAGTTGTGGATTATGCAGATTTGTTACGAGGCCATGGCCAAGAGAAGCGACATGAACTGGAAGGCATTTACGAAGACCTACGTGGTATGGCTGGCGAATATGAAATACCAATTTGGACAGCATCTCAGGCAAATCGATCTGCATTAGAAGAAGATGTGATTGGAGCAGAAAAGATTTCTGAATCATATGGTAAAGTGATGGTAGCTGACTTTGTTATTTCATTGTCCAGAAAGGTTGCAGATAAAATGGCCGGTACAGGTAGATGGCATGTCATTAAAAATCGTTTTGGTCCAGATGGTATTACATTGCCAAGTAAAATGAATACATCAAATGGACAGATTCATATATATGCAGATACATCTGTACAAGGCAAAGAAACGCAAAAGCAAATGGATAAAGGAGAAGAGTTTACACGTAAGATGTTATCTCGTAAATTCCAGGAAATTAACAATAGCGATTTTGGTTAAAAAAGTTTAGAAAAAGTTATCAAAAGCGTCGGTAGAGCGTAGCACATATTATATTTATATAAGAAATAAAAGGAATTGTAATCTCTTAAGGTTACAATTTTTTGTTTAATCAAATACATAAAGGAGTTTAGAAATGGACATTTCAAATAGGATATTATCAGATATCACGGTTTACATGAAGTATGCAAAATACTTACCAGAATTAAATAGAAGAGAGAGTTGGGAAGAGCTTGTCACCCGAAATAAGGAAATGCATATTAAACGATATCCTAAGTTGGCAACTGAAATTGAAGCTGCATATCAATATGTATATGATAAAAAAGTTTTACCGTCAATGCGTTCATTGCAGTTTGGCGGTAAGCCAATTGAAATATCACCAAACCGAATTTACAATTGTGCATATTTGCCTATTGATGATTGGAGAGCATTTGGTGAAACAATGTTTTTATTGCTAGGAGGAACAGGCGTAGGTTATTCAGTACAGAAACACCATGTGGAATCATTACCTGAGATCCGAAAACCAAATTCTGATCGTACAAGACGATTCCTTATTGCAGATTCAATCGAAGGATGGGCAGATGCAGTTAAGGCATTGATGAAATCATATTTCTATGGAGGCTCCAAATTAAGATTTGATTTTTCAGATATTCGCCCAAAAGGAGCACGGTTGGTTACATCAGGTGGTAAAGCACCGGGGCCTCAGCCGCTTAAAGAATGTTTGGTAAAAATTGAAGGCATCTTAAATGCAAAAGCAGATGGTGAAAAATTAACACCTATAGAGACTCATGATGTTGTATGCCATATTGCAGATGCTGTATTAGCTGGAGGTATTCGCAGAGCAGCTCTTATTTCATTATTTTCAGCAGATGATGATGAAATGATTGCATGTAAGTCTGGACCATGGTGGGAGCAAAATCCACAACGAGGTAGAGCAAATAATTCAGCAGTACTGATGAGACACAAACTAACCAAAGAATTCTTTATGGATATTTGGAAACGAGTTGAATTGTCAGGAGCAGGCGAACCTGGAATCTATTTATCAAATGATAAAGATTGGGGAACTAATCCATGTTGTGAGATTGCACTACGACCATTCCAATTCTGTAATCTTTGTGAAGTAAATGTATCAAATTTAGATTCTCAAGAAGATTATAATTCAAGAGTAAAGGCCGCGGCGTTTATTGGAACATTGCAAGCTAGCTATACAGATTTTCATTATCTACGTCCTATATGGCAACGTACAACAGAGAAGGATGCACTTATTGGAGTATCAATGACGGGTATTGGTTCTGGTACAGTATTAGGTTATGACATGAAAGAAGCTGCTCGTATTGTAAAGGAAGAAAATGCTCGAGTAGCTGGATTGTTAAAAATTAATAAATCAGCTCGATGTACAACAGTTAAGCCTGCGGGCACAACATCATTGACATTAGGAACATCATCTGGCATACATGCATGGCATAATGACTACTATGTTCGTAGAGTACGTGTAGGAAAGAATGAAGCCATCTATACATATTTGTCAATGTATCATCCAGAATTAGTTGAAGATGAATATTTCCGGCCTCATGATACCGCAGTAATTTCAATTCCTCAAAAATCGCCTGCTGGTTCAATTATGAGAACTGAATCACCATTCCAATTGTTAGAACGCGTTAAACGAGTATCTCGTGAATGGATTCGTCCTGGACATCGCTCCGGCAACAATACTCACAATGTGTCTGCAACAGTTTCATTGAGAGATCATGAATGGGAAGCGGCTGGGCAATGGATGTGGGATAACAGAGATCATTATAATGGATTGTCAGTATTGCCATATGACGGAGGAACCTATACTCAAGCACCATTTGAAGATTGCAGTAAAGAAACGTATGAGCGAATGATGATTTCACTTAAAGATGTTGATTTAACTCGTGTAGTGGAATTAGATGATAATACAGATCTGTCAGGTGAGTTAGCTTGTGCAGGCGGAGCATGTGAGATTAAGTGATGATGATACCAGCATCTAAAGATTGGATTCAACAAGCATTTGTGAGGGAGTTTGGAAACAAGCTCCTTCCAACTGACTTCTATTGGGAAAATGGAAAACGCGTGATGTCAGAATCTTATCATATGCGTAGAGGCGTATGCTGCGGTAACGGATGTCGACATTGTCCATATAATCCTAAGCATGTAAAAGGTACTACAAACATATTTATTAGTAAATAATTGAACATAAGGAAATAATATGAATTTAAAAGAGACATACCAAAGATTGTTTAAATCTAGACCATCTTCGAACGATGCATTGTTATTGGAATCATCACGTAAACCTTTAACAGAAGTTCAAACACTTAAAGGAAAAGTCGGTGAATTTGAATTTATTAACTGGGTTAATAGTTGGAATACTCAAGCAGGTGATGAGATTTATGAGATAGATACAACTGCAATGGATTCCTTTGACGTAGCAAATGAGTATGACACTATCCTCAAAAAATACAAAATTCCAGGGGATATTGAAAATGTTAAGCTCGATCGCGAAGGTTACATATCTTGGATAAAAATAAAATAAGGTTAACATATGATTCTTAAACTCGGTAGTAAAGGCGAACAAGTTAAATTACTTCAAACCAAATTAGGTTTAACAGCGGATGGTAATTTTGGACCAAAGACAGAAGCGGCAGTTAAAGCATGGCAATTGAAAAATGGATTAGTAGCAGATGGCGTTGTTGGTCCTAAGACATGGGGAGAATTAAATATTGCATCTACGGATTTATCGGAACAGCATGTTGAAGAATCGGATACTCTTTCATATAAACAATATCTTTTACCAAAGGATGAATATCTTGCTGGACCAACCAAAAAAGAATATTTATTCTTACATCACACAGCCGGCGGACATAATCCTTACCAAGTAGTTGACATGTGGGCAAAAGACACCCGCGGTCGTATTGCCACTGAATTTATATTGGGCGGACCTGCATGCAATGGTACAAATGCCCAATATGATGGTGAATTGATACAATGTGTACCTACTGGCGGTTATGGTTGGCATTTAGGAGACAATGGTTCTCAGCATATGCATTCACATTCAGTTGGTATTGAAGTTTGTAATTATGGATATGTAACCAAAGGTAGATACCGTAAAGGTAATGCCTGGGTAGCAAAAGATCCTAGCAAATATTATAACTATGCCGGTGGTGAAGTGATTGCATCACATGTAACTACATTGCCAAAAGCATTTCGTGGTCATACAACATGGCATCGATATTCAGATAAACAATTACAAGTATTAAAAGATTGGATTCTGTTTATCGCAAATCGTGATAACATTGATATCCATAAAGGATTGATTGAAGAAGTTAAATCAAAAGGCGCAGCAGGTTTTGAATTCAATGAGAACGCCTATTATGGACGAGTTAAAGGAATGTGGACTCATACTAATACTAGAAAAGATAAAGTAGATATGTTTCCTCAACTTGAACTCATTGACATGTTATTGAGTTTGTAAATTATGGAAAGTGTATTATTAGGAATACTCACAACCGTATTAGGCATCATTGGTACGCTATCGGCTATATGGTTAAAATATTATCTCGAAAGAAAAGCTAAATCGCGAGAATGTGTTGTGCAACGCACGGTGGATGAAGATAGCGAAATACTCGATCGTTTGGAAGAACTTAAAGATGAGATTGGTGCTGACCGTATTTCTATATTTTCATTTCATAACGGCGGAGAATACTATTCTGGACGTAGTATGCAAAAATTATCTTGTTCATATGAAGTTGTTCAGCCAGGAATTGCTAGACATCAAATGCGATTGCAAAACGTTCCGGTATCAGCTTGTTTAACAACTATTAAACATCTGATTGAAGAAAAAGAATTTTTCTGTTATGATGTAGATAAAGATTTTCCAGAGTCCGGATGTAAAAGTTATTTAGTTGAATATGGTGTTAAATCAACATACCAATATGCTATTTTTGATTTAAATCGTAGAGCGATTGGCATATTACGAGCAGATTTTGTAGCTGAGAAAGAAAGAATAACTACTAAAGAAGCAGATGCATTACGTTATACAGCAATTAAACTTTCCGGTTACCTGATCAGTCAAAAACATTGATATGAGTTATTTAGTAGCAAATTTACCACCTGTACAATGTTATGTACGTAAAGAATATTTATATGATTTTCAAAAAGGCGAAGGTGAGTTTGAACCTTGCTATTGGGTGTCAGTAAAATCAATTAAAGGCAAAGCTTTATACTTTGAATCATTGTTAACTAATTACGGTGCTCTATACGATAAATTACCATTATCGGCATATGTATGGAAAACTGAATTATCAGAAAAACAATTGCCATTAGATTATATTGAGATATGGGATGCCTTTTCATATAATATATCAGTAATTAAAAAACAAATGTTATCTGGTTTACAATGTAAAGTATATATGAAAGACCGTAAATTATACGACGGTGAATACATGTTTACCATTGATTCATGTCATTCAGAACCAAATGAATTAAATGTATCATTATCAGAAACACCTAATGAACATAAGTCATTTAACATTATCAAATTAGATAATGGACAATTCGCGGCACAGCCAAATAACAGAGTTTTATTTTATGATCAATCATTAACGCCGAATGGAATAAATAAACCTGACTTCAAAGTATCAACTCATGAGTTCTTTTGCGAAAATGGAAACAAATGGAG